TTTGCAGCTAATTCTTCTAAATTTATCATACTACCTTAAATCTAAATGGTTTAGTAAAATGTACTTCCTCACCCAAAGTAATTTTTAATTTTAAATCATAAAATCTATTTTTATACAAAGTTCTTGTATCTAATTTTACATAAGAACCAGAACTATCACAATGTATATGTGAATAAACATCAAATGGTTCTATGGTTGTACCAGCACCCGCATCTATTACTGTATATTGGCTGCTGGAAGGTAGATAGTATCTATTATCAAATCTTCTTGTATTGGTGTATGCTTTTGTTGGGTATTTATCTCTTACCGTAAAATACAATTTTGAAATTGAGCCAACTTCATATTCTGCTCTTAAATTATTTGGTGCAATTTCAATATCAAACGAGGGTAAAGTTTTTAGTGACCCAGTTGTAAAACTTTGACTTACATATGCTAATTCAAGAGTTGGTTCATGAACAGTATGTGTTTGTTTTGAGAAAAATTTAACATTTCCTACATTGTCGGAATTTGATTCAGAACTTCCCGAGAATTTTAAAAGAAGACCATAGTTTGTGGTCAGTGATGAACCAGAAATCATTGGTGCAACTAAATCAGTTACATCTATTCTTAATTCATCGTTTGTTAAATTTGTAACAGAAGAACTGACAACTGGAGTTAGATTATAATCCCCTCCTGTGCTTGTCCATGCCGAACCAGTACTATGTTTTGACCAAGTAGCACCATCATCAGAAACTAATGGGGTTTGCATTGTGTAGCCAGAACCCTCTGCCCAAGATTGAGATACTTGATAAACATAAATGTATTCATCTTGAAATAATTTTTCCGCATTTGCAACTTTTAAATTTAGAAAAACTGTAGAACTGGTAGGAGCGCCTTTTAAATCACTTAAATCAAATTGTATTAATGATCTTACAGCGCCTGTATTAAATGCTATATCGTTTTTATGCTTCCCAACTTCTAATATCTCATCCTGACCAGCGTTTAGATTTGGATAAATTTCATAAATACTTGCATCTTTAGATGCTTTTAAATATACTCTGCTCATTGTCTACCTGTCCCTACGATATCGTTTTGTGGGTAGCGTAACTCAAAAATACAAGGGTCGGCTGATGGATATATAATTCTATCAGTTGTATTGAACTGTAAATCGTATGTGTGTGAAGCATAATCTCGTCCGTCTTTTTGTTGGTACTTGTTAACGAAATCTAAACTTGTCACGCTTTGTACACCATCAACTCTTGCAATTTGTAATAAAACATCATCTATGATTATTGGTTGATTTATTTCCCAATTGTCTATATTAAAGTATTGAACCAACGAATCAGAACATTGTGCTAATACATCGTGTACATTATATCCTTTATATACGACGACCGAATAATTTATTCCTATAGAAACTCTAAAAGCATCTAAAATGTTTACTCTATCTGTTAAAATTTTGTATCCTTTTAGGAATTTTTTAATATTACTTTTTACGGTATTGTTAAGAATAGTTAATCTTTGGTCGTTGTCATAACCCAAAACATAAAGATTAACATTTGTGTTTTCTGGTCTATTGTCAACATATAACACATCATCTTCTGGATCTAAAGTTGATAGAGTTTGTTCAGAAACTTCAGTTTGTGATCTAATATTATTGATTGCGTCGTCTTTGATAGCAAATGCTTTTGCAACAGCACCATATTTTGATGGCATTGAAAGAATACGCTTTTCATAATCTTGTGAAGTAACAACTCTTCCCTGTGCATTAACGAAACCGATAGCCGATTGTCTTATTTGTTCTATGGATGGTGCATCCAATCCACCAGCTGCTGGTTCATCATTTGTTACGGTTATACTTGATACCATTGTATTGAATGTGGACAAATCAGCACCACTCAAAGTTCTTGTTTCATTTAATGTTGTTAATGTACCAATTTTTGTTATGGTTCCAGATGGTACATTTGACCGAATACCATTTGAAACAGTATATGTAATTGTTAAGGTGGTATTGCCTGGAGCAAGACCAAAAGAATTGCTGTTTGTGAAATTTAAAGTATCAAGAGAAACATTGGTCATGTTTTGTAAATAATTTGAATCATAAACAGATTTGTAATCTGGATTTTGGTATACATCAGATAAATCACCCGTTCCAGAACCAAATACAAGTTCAATTTTTAAATTTCTATTATATCTAGTAATAAATCTTCTATTGACTTTTACTGGCTTTAATGTATAAAGCGGAGCTAATGTTGAAGATGTACTTACTAATGTATCTTGAAAACGATAATCTTGTGATAGGTTATCAACTTCATACCAAGTATTACCTTCAGAATCAACCACCGACACAATTTCAACTACATTGTCGTCTGGAATTTGAACCTTTAAAAACTTGGTTGGGTTTCCTACTACATTTGTTGTTGTTTTTCTGGTTGCTGATACTAGCTTACATTGTTTAGACACAACGAAGGTTGAAGGCAATCCGGTGGTACCATCTAAAGAAAATATCTGAACTGTTCTGTTTGTAGAGTCACCAAAATCACAAACATCTTGTGTTAAAAAACTACCAGCATCAAATTGCGTTGTTGCGTTAAAAGATGACCCAGCCGCTATTCTTGGTAAGAATCTAGTATCTAAATTACCATCGGTATCTGCTGGTATCAATGCTGATATTGTTGCTTTGCAGAATGATGGTGAAGTTAATCTTGGTTTGAATCCCAATCCTTGTGCAAGAGAAACAACATTTTCTCTTTCTTCTGCATAAGCTAATAAACTTTCTTTAAAAGAGTTATCTGTGTAATAAGAAAGAACATCACCAACATATGATGCCATATCCAAAAAAATACTACCAGGCGATGCGTCACTAAAATCTTGATAGGTATCTGAAAAATAAAATTTAGTAAAATCTACCAAACTCTTTTTGAAATCTGAGTAGTCTTTGTTTAGATATTTTACTTGTTTTTTATCTATTTGATCTTTTGGGGATACAGTAGAAAGTTTATTAATTGCCATTTATATTCCTCAGACAAAAAGTACTACTTCATCTAGTAAATTTGGATTATCTGTTAACCTATATCTAATATACATTTTTGATGTATGTCTATCTCTATCATTATCTGTTGTTTCTATAGCAAAATCTTCAATTGTTATATAAGGCATCCATTCTTGGACAGCATTTTCAACAGCTTCTTTAGCCCGTTCACCAATATCGTCATTATTAAAATCAAAAATTAATTGATGAATATCACACCCAAAGGTTGGATTATTGAATCTTTCACCTTTAACGGTCAATACTAAATTGATAAAATTACTTTTAACTTGTTCAAGCAAAGTATTGGATTGTTCAAAATATCCACCATTTGCTCTACGCAATGGTAAAGTAAATCCAATCGTTGCCATTTGTTAGATTCCCATCTTTTTCATTAAAGAACTATAATCTTTGTTAATAGCGTTTATAGCATCTTTGTGTTGTTCACCAATAGCACCACCTTGATATGTTGATGGTAATTCCATAGGAGACATTAAATTTACATTTTTGGTATTGAAACTAACTGTGTCCATTCCCAATTTTTGTGTAAACATATCTCTCAATTGTTGACGACCTAAATCAGAAGTAGTTGTTGTTACAGACTCATTTTGCATCTTTGGTGTGTTTGCAGAAATCATTATATCAAACAACTCAGCCTTAACTTCTTTGATGATTTCAGCTTTCTGATGTTGAATTTCGGCTCTAACAAACTCTCTGATTAGTTTTGATAATTCTTTACTTGTCATAATACACTCCTATTGTTCCTTTATAAATAGTTCAGTTACCTATTTTAACTCCGTTACTTTTTGCTTCAATAATTTTCAATCTGGTAGATGATGTTTTGGTAAAAACTGACGTTGATAATGGACTATATGGTATAGCAATACTTCTTGCTAATTCTTCTATGTAGTCTAAAATTTCATATAAAATAGATTCTAGTTCATTATATTTAACCACGGAATTTGTTTTTTCAACTGTTCCCAAAAACAATTTACCACCATCTGAATTAATATAAATATTTTTACCGCTATCTATAATAGTATCACGGTTTGTTATAGATATCATGTCTCTTTGAGAAGAAAGTAATATATCAGTTTCTTTTGAATTCAACACAACCATACCACTGTTGAGTATAGTTTGGTTTCCGCTGAGTTGCGTTTTTATAGAACCATCGGACTGTGCATCTAAAGTTGTATATGGTTTATTTAGATTTTTCAGTGTAGTAAATTTACTAGAAAAAATCAAGTTTATAACTTGGTTTTCTGCCATTATAAAACAAGAAGAATCTAGATTTATATCCTCAACTACCAACGCATAGGGAGTTTCTTTTGTTCTATTGGGTGTTTGTCGTTGGCCAACTCTGAATAAAATTAATGAGTCATTTTTTTGACTTTTTGTTGGACCAAGAATTACAGTTCCGTTTCTGACTTGTGTTTTTTGATTAAGTGCGTCTTCCATTTGAGAGGAACCAAGTCTTATAGAAGCACCATATCTATTCTGTATTATTACATCACCATCAAAACTTTTTAAATTATTTAAACCAACTCTTGGAGAATATTTTTCGTTAGTTAAATTTTCTTCTGGTTCATCTGCATCTGTTCTTGTATCAATAGCACCCTGTCTTGCTTGTTGAATACTATCAGTTCTATTTTGTTGAGTTCTGGCAGATTTCGAACGATTTAAAATGTTGGGAAAACCATTTAACTGTAGAGTTTTGTTAATATTAACTCTTCTCGTATAAAAATGAATTCCTTGGATTTTTTGAACCATTACGGTTTCACCAATCAATGGAAATTCTTGTACTCCAACTTCTATTGGGTATGCATAAAAAGCATTTTGTGGTGTATCTCTGTGGCCACCGTATTCAGTATATTTAAATCGTATTCTACCGACCTCAAATCCATCTACACCATAATCTGGATGTTCTTCGTTTATGACCACATCTATAACAGTTGCACTCGTGGTATTTAATCCAAATGATTTAATATTTCCAGATATACTTGGATTCCATAATACACTCATTTTAAGCTCTCAATCTCACAAGTTCCTCTTCAACTTGTTTGGCCTCTTCTTGTAATTCATCTATCTCAAAAGAAATATTATTCAACAATTGTTGTTTTTCTTCTTCTGTTAGTAAATCAGTAGAGGAAGCAGCCTTTGCACCAATAGACATAGCTCTTTGTGCAATTTGAGCGACACGAACGATGTGTTCGTCGTTTTTAACATTGACCTCCATAAAATCTTTGATGACGGGAGCTATCACCGATGCATCTTTAGGAGTTTTTATAAGTTGTGTAAGTTTAAGAATAAATGTATTGATTTGTTCTCTCTTACTTTCTGTATTTTTATATATGTCTTTAAAAACATCTGCTAATGTTTTGTTGTCAAATACTGGTTGTTCCATAGTAAATCTCCATTTACTATAATTATTTAGTTGTCGAAGTATTCTGATATTTTTCC